TCCGAACTTTAGATGATGCTCGCGATGCTCTAATGACTGCGGGTAGAACAGCAGCAACATCCTTGCAGGCTATTGGTGCTAAAACTGCCGATATGATTGCCAGGACTAATATAGATGCTGTTAGGCGACTAACTACCGGAGCTGCAGTTAATCCATATATGGAAGTTTTGTTCGAGGGTATTACACCAAGAACTTTTAGCTTTACGTTCAAAATGATACCAAAGAATGCCGCGGAACAAGAGACTATCCGGAACATAGTAAGAACATTTAAGTTCCATCAAGCACCAGAAGTTCGATTTGAAGATCAAACTAACTATTGGCTTTTCCCTTCTGAGTTTGATATTAGCTTCTTGTACCAAGGACAGGATAATCCCTGGGTCCATAAGATTTCAACTTGTGCCTTAACCGAGATGCAAGTCGAGTATACCGCCGAGGGTCAGTATACTTCTCACACCGATGGCTCGCCATTCTCAACGACTATTACTCTACAGTTCACCGAGATGGAATTGCTGACCAAGAGTCGGATTCTGGAGGGCTATTAATGTCATACTTTACTCCATTCCCATTTGTTCGAAATTATAAGATTGAAGATAAAGTCTACACTGGGATGAATATTACTGTAAGAACTGGGTTCTCTGCTAGAACTAAAGAAGATGAGCAGTATTTCATCAGCTATGATTTACGAGATGGAGAAACTCCAGAGATCATTGCCGATCGTATCTATGATGATGCAAGCTTGTATTGGGTTATCTTGATGTTCAATGATCTTCATGATGTTGATGAGCAGTGGCCCCTAGATTCGGTTGCATTTGAAAACTATGTGGAACGAGTCTACGGGGATGACAAAACGGACATCCACCACTATGAATCAGCGGCTTCTGGTGCTTGGGTAGACAGTGACCATCCAGAATATGATCTTGTTCCTGTAACAAATTATGAATATGAACTTAGACTTAACGACAAAAAGCGCAAGATTAAAGTACCAATTCCCGAAGCCGTGTCAACCTTAAAGCGCCAACATAGAGAACGTATCCAACAATGAACTATACTGATAATGCAGCATATGTTCTAGAGTATCTGACTCTTGACTTTGAGCAGGGTGAGTTAGATCTTAAGGATATATTTATAGCTATTAATCTCTATGAGTCTATTGAAGAGCCTGGGATGAATGGCTATATAGCTGTGCTTGATACATTTAACTTGCCCGATATTGCTCCCTTATATGGGAATGAAAAAATCAAGTTTAGATTTCATACGGCTGGCCATGAAGATACCCCAATTGAATATGAAGGTATAGTCTATAAGGTGGGCACAAAAGAGCAAACTACCGAACACGGTGCAGCTTATATTCTTTATTTCTGTTCCGAACATGTACTCAAGTCTCGCCGGACTTTTACTAATCAGTACTATAATGGTTCTATTTCTGATATAGTTACTAAAATTTACTCTAAGTATCTAAAAACAACCAAACTACTTGAAGTCGTCCCCACCAAAGGAAACTACACATATACATTCGGGTCTATTGAGCCACTAGATGCTATTTCACTTATGTCACCAAAGGCTGTATCTACAGAATCAGATCACAGCTATATGTTCTTTGAGACATCAGGTGGTTTTATGTTTGCCCCGCTTCAGTTACTTTATAAGCAGGATCCCGTGGCCGACTATGGTTATCGTAATGCTGGGGTCCATAAGGACGTTTCGAAGCGACACGAAGAGCAATTTGAAACTATCCAAGGCATCGAGTTCTTTGATGAGAATTCATTGATGGATCGCTATCAAGATGGCATTCACGGTTCTGATCATTTTATGTTTGATCTAAAATCCAAAGTTTATCTTGATTCGGAAGCAACTAACTATAATAAAGCTATTTGGTTTGATGAAAGTAAAAGTCTAGGTGCAGTTCCAGATAAGCGAGATGTAGAACAAGCTCATGATGTCATCTTTTTCTCTGTGGGCTATGGTGAACTTGATATTCTGAATCATAAAGATTACATCGAAGATAAAATGAAGCTTCGTGAATCCGATATGTTTAGGGCTAATATTCAGGTTATGGGTGATTCAATTCTAAAAGCCGGTGATTGTATTACTGTGACTTTGCCTAATTGGAACCAAGACCAGGAAGCTATTGGAACTTTATTTGACGGCAAAGTTCTTATCAAAAAGCTTTGTCATATTTTGACACCAACGGCATATACTCAGACTATGCAAATCAATAAAGATGCTTATGAGAGGAGTTCTACATGATTCACAATGAAAGCTTTGTGCCATTCTTTGGTGTTGTTGAAGATAATAATGACCCAGATCAGCTTGGTCGTGTTCAAGTTAGATGCTATGGTTTTCATCCAAGGAATAAAGGTCAGATCCCAACAGAAGGTCTTCCTTGGATGACTTGTTTGGTATCAAATTCTAGTGGTGTATCTGGCATCGGTCATACTCCATATTATGCAAAAGGTAGCACAGTCTTTGGCTATTTCATTGGAAAAGATCTACAGACTGGTCTTGTAATGGGGTCTGTAGCCGGCGCCCCTGGAGAAGCCCCAGATCCGAAACTTGGTTTCTTTGATCCAGATGGTGCCCTTCCGAACTACGAAGTGGGTGAATCCGATGTTAATCGGTTAGCTAGAGACCGCGATGTCCATTGGATGGTACGTCAGAAGTCCGAGAACCGCGTTGAGAGCGATGAACCAGAAGCACACAATGGATCACAATACCCCCATAATAAAGTGTTTGAGACAGAAGCAGGGCATATTAAGGAGTGGGATGACACTCCAGGCAATGAGCGCATCCATGAATGGCATAAAGCAGGGACATATTATGAAATTCTTCCTGACGGATCTAGAGTCTTAAAAGTTGTTGGTGATGATTATGAAATAGTGGTGGGTGACAGGTCTGTTAGGGTCCAGGGCGATGTATCAGTCAAAGTAGACGGGTCTGCTACAGTTGATGTAGAGGGTGCTACTATTCTTAGAGCACCCTCTATCCAATTGGGCGAAGATGATAAGGTCGAGCCCTCCGTCCTAGGGGACAAACTTGCATCGTGGATCAATAATGAATTGGTGCCTTGGCTTAATGCTCATAACCATATAGGAAATCTTGGTTTTCCAACATCACCAGCCGCTACTGGATCTGTCGGTCCTTTTGAAGCAGGGACCGCCGAGCCCGAGGGTGATGTCTACTCAAAAGTGAACACAAACCAATAATGCTTACTCCTACTATCTTCACACAAGAATTTGATGACTTCATGAAGAGGTTTATTTCATTAAACGATGAGTTCCAGCCTATCTATTCTAATGGCCAGATAAGTCCGTCTGTGGGTGATTATCCTAGCCGCTTTGCTAGTGCATATGAAACTTATTCATTGAGTGGTGTGGTCCCCGGTGCTTTACATGGATCTCAAAGTCCTTCTATATTAGAATCATTCTTTAGATCACATAGTACATCTATTACCCAATTTGCTACTTCTCTTGCTGATTACTGGTCATCTGTTCTGTTAGTTCCAGGACCCCCGGCTCATGGTGGTATTCAAGTTCTTGAAGTTACCAATGATGCTTCTAGTCAAGTGAGTGCATTTGAATCTGCTATACGAGCATCAATCACAACTTCATTAGTAACACCTGTATTCAGTAACCTTATAAATAACATTGAAACTATAGCCTTACCCACAGTCACTTGGACAGTTACAGAACTTGTAGACCAAGGTGGTGGTAATTTTGTGCCAGAAGACTTTTTCGAGACTATAAGCTAATGCGTAGAGATATTGATTTTTCATTTGTGCCTCATCCTCTTACTGGAGATTTGGCTACAAAGCGAAATGAATCGGCCATCAAACAGTCTATTAGGAATATAGTCATGACTGGTTACTATGAGCGTGGCTTCAATATGGAGTTTGGAACTCCAATTAGACAATCATTGTTTGAACTTGTAGACCCTCTTACTGTAAAAACAATGCGAAATAATATTGAACAGGCTATTGTGAATTTTGAGCCACAAGCTGAACTGATCGATGTTGTAGTTGATGGTGATATAGATCGTGGCGATCTTAGAGCTACTATTCTATACACATATGCCAATAATCCAGACCAACAGACTCTTTCAATTAATCTTATGCGCATTAGGTAGTTATAAATATAGTTTGACTATACTCACTTAACTTGGATTCACCAATGTCAAGATCAGATCTAACAACTACTACATTTGATCCTGAAGCCATCAAGCGTTCATTGATTGAGTTTCTTCAATCGACTGATGAATTTGGTGACTTCAATTATGAGGGTTCTGCCATTAACACGATGGTGGATCTACTAACTCGTAATACTACATATACGGCATATTTGGCTAATATGTTAGCCAATGAGTCGTTTCTTGATTCTGCTCAGCTTAGAGCTAGTGTAGTTTCACATGCAGAAAAACTATCATATATCCCCAAGTCAACTACGGCTTCTCGATTAGTCTGTACTATTGAAGTCACACCCGCTTCCACTCCGGACGAAACTGCCGTAATTATGGATGCAGGTTCTGTATTTTTATCTAATGTAGCTGGTGTGACTTTTTCCTTTGTTTCTAATCGAGCATATACATTAACCTATTCTGCTACTCGCGGGACTTTCCGTGCTACAGATGTTGAGCTATTCCAGGGCCAACGACTCACCAATCGCTTTATACATCTTGCTAATACTAAGCTGATGATCCCTAATGCTAATTGCGATACATCTACTCTAACTGTTTTGTCTAGAGAAATTGTTGGTGGTGAGTCCGGGCGAGTATATACCGAAGCAAGTTCTCTAGAAGAACTGTCTTTGAATAGTTCAATCTATTTCAGAAGCGAAGATAGTTCTGGGCGGCCAACTATCGAGTTCGGTAGAGGTATTCTTGGCAATGAACCACCGACGGATGCGACCATTGAGGTCACTTATATCGCTACAGAGGAAGACCATGCTAACGGTGTTCGGTCTCTTATGGCTGCTACCCCTATTGATGGTTATTCTAATATTTCTGTTGAAGTTACCATTCCGTCTTATGGTGGTAGTGCTCGTGAAGATATTGAGAGGATTCGTTTCCTTGCTCCGAAGCTTTACCAAGCACAAGACCGGGCGCTGACTGATTCCGATTATATTCCCATTTTGAAGCAACAATTCCCATTCATCTCCTCTGCTATCTCTTGGGGTGGTGAAGATAATGAGCCACCTGCTTACGGGAATGTCTTTATTTCTATTATCTCGGATGAAGGTGATCTTGTCACTAATGCTGTGAAACAACAGATGGTCAACTTTGTTCGGAACAAGAATGTTGGTTCTGTGACTCCGGTCATCGTAGATCCAGAACAATTTGGTTTAGATTTGGAAGTTGGTTTTGCATTCGATGATCGTCTGACTAACAAGACATACAATGATCTAGAAACAGAAATCAGATCTGTGGTTCATAAGTATGGAACTATGCTGAATGAGTTTGATGAATTCTTCAACTACTCTACTCTAATTCACGATATTAGAGCAATTCGTGGTGTATCCAGTGTGGTTCTTTATAAGAAAGTCTTCAAGGACATTGAAGTACTGCGCTTTGATAATCCTGTCTATAATGCTTCATTCAAGAATCCAATTACCCCTGGAACAGTACACGCAGAAGACTTCATAATCAATACTCAGGCTTCTGGCCATAAGCTATATGATCGAAATGGATCTATCTATATTTCGTATGGTCTTAGTGGCCAAACAGTAGAACAAGAAGTCGGTACTGTAGATTATGAAGATGGTGTGATAGATTTTACTGTGAACTTCATCCAACCCGAACCAGACATTCGTCTTTATGTAGAGACAGACTGGCGCAACTTCTATGTTCGTCAGAATCGGGTGGTATACATTAACTCAGTCTTCACAAGGACTCTTAGAGGATTAGAAGGGGATAACTAATGCCAGAGATCAAAGATTCCCTTGTCTCGCAAATCCCTGGCCATATTCTTGAGAACCATCCAAGGTTCTATGATTTTCTCAAGGCATATTATGAATGGCTAGGAGAACCATCTTGTCCATATGAGCGCGTGAAATATCACATGGACTATCTCAGCTTTGAGAAGTCCATTGATGATTATGTAGATTTTATGAAGCGGGAATATCTGTCTGATGTTCCCGATAGAATGCTTTTGGATAAAGAGCTATTCATCAAATGGTCCAAGAAATTTAATCTTACTCGTGGTTCACATGAGTCATATAAGTTTCTGTTTAGGCTTCTGTTCAATGAACAGTCAACTGAAATTTATATACCAAAAGACAACATTCTAAGAACATCCGATGGTAATTGGATTTCCGGTGAGTCCTTGATGATGGTGACTCATTCTGGGACCAACTTGGAAGACTTCCAGTTTCAGATAATCACTCAGACTAGACCTATCTACCAAGATATTGTTGAGACAGCAACGGCGGTTGTGCAGCGAGTTAGAACTAAGTATGCTGGTCGATTTATTGTCACCGAACTTTCTATCTCGAATATTGAGGGTGAGTTCCTAGAAGGATTTCCCATTGTCTCTAGCTCTGGTGCGGAAGAATGGATGATCCCTACTGTAGAGCGAGTCGATGTTCAAGAACATGGAATGAACTACCAGACGGGGCAACGATTATTAATAGAAGACAATGAAGTCTTTTGTGTAAGAAGAACCATTGTTGCCGAAGATCCAGAAGGAAGTTTTGATACTCGGGTAACTTCATTCTTTGGTCCTTCTGATATTCAGGTTGAAATAGATGGTAATCCAATTACTGGTTTTGGTTTCGATGGTCGGATTATAACTGCACCAGAATTTGTTGTTGGTGCAGATGTTAAAGTGTTCTTTCCATCTTATCAAGGCTATATTGTTGTGGATGCTGTGACAGAAGACCAAGGGGTGATGGCGGTAGAGATTCTAGACC